AAAGCAGGAGCAGGTATCGTAGAAGATTTTGGAGAAGCCATAGGAGAAGTAGGTGCTATAGGTACACAAATCGTAGAGGAAGTAGGCAAGATTAGTGTAAAATCGGCTCTTGAAACAGCCAAAGGAATGACTCAGCTTGAGAAGGATGCACGTTTAGCTGAAGCAAGGGCACAAGGTGTGTTAGAATCGTACAATAATCAAGTTGAGTTGCTAAGGCAAACAAGAGATGATGAACGTCTAAGCATAGAAGATCGGCAGAAGGCTAATGAGGAGCTATTTGCAAAGCTCGAAGAAATGGAGGCAGAGCAATTGCGTTTAGCAGGTATGAGACTGAAGGCGGCAAATGCAAACCTTGCACTACAGCCACAAAACATAGAGCTTCTTGAGGCTCAGATCATGGCAGAGAATGAGTTGGCGGCAGTAACAGCGGCTTCTACAGGTTTCAAGACTGAGCAATTGATGGCTGAGGTAGCACTTGAGCGTGAGATATCTGACATCAAATCGGCAAAAGCACAAACAGCTCTTGACGTATCACGGATTGAGCAAGAGGCTATAGCGGAACGTAGTGGTAGTGAGTTATTAGCACTGCAAATGTCATTGGATCGCATTGATAGTGAAAGGATGGCTGAGGTACAGCTACTACGCGACAAGCAGAAGATGTATGCTGAGAACAGCATGGCATACACCGAGATGCAAGGTCAGATTGATATAGTAAACAAGACAGCATCACAGGCAGAGCTGACACTTGCAAGGCAGGTGCAACAGCAGAAATTAGGTCTTGCATTAGAGACTATGGCATCCTTAAAAACTGCACTTGGTGAGAATACTAAGGCAGGTAAGGCACTTGGTGTAGCAGAGGCAGTGATCAATACCTATGTAGGTGCAACAGCGGCACTTAAGAATCCGTTCCCCTTTAATATAGTAGCCTTAGCAGGTACGTTAGCGGCAGGTTTTGCAAGTGTAAGAAGCATATTAGCTGTAGATGAAACAGGTATGGATTCAGCTCCTTCGGGTGGATCGGGTGGAGCACCTGCTATGGTTGGGCCAAGCGTGAATATAGCAGGAGGTGGAGTGGATGCTCAATCACAATTACTAAGTGCAGTTGAGAAGAACACGAGTAAACCATCTAAGGCGTATGTTGTAGGTACTGAAGTTACAAGTCAACAAGCGTTGGATCGCAGGGTAGAGGAAAATGCAACGATTTAAGAATAAGGCGTTATATAGATATGAGAATAATTGAATTAGTATTAGACGAGGCGAGTATGGCTAACGGCATTGATGCAATAAGCATTGTCGGTCAACCTGCTATAGAGGAGAACTTTATTGCGCTCAAATCTCAAACGGAGTACAAGTTTGCGACTATAAATGAGGAGAAGCGCCTGTTATTAGGCCCTGCGCTCATACCAAATAAGCCCATATACAGGGTAAATGAAACAGGTGAGTTCTATGTGTACTTCAGTCGCAAAACCATACGTCAAGCAAACGAGCTGTACCACAAGAGAGGTAAGCAACAAAGCGCAACGCTTGAGCATGAAGTGCAATTACAGGGAACAACCGTAGTAGAATCATGGATCACTGAGGACAAGGATCAAGATAAGAGTAAGCTATATGGATATGACGTGCCTTTAGGTACATGGATGATAGCTATGAAGATTGATAACGATGACGTGTGGAATCAGTATGTGAAATCGGGCGAAGTGGCAGGATTTTCTATAGAGGGATACTTCGTAGATAAGATGCATAAGGATCAAGCAGTAGAGCAATCAGCTCAAATGGATCTTGAGACAATGATCAAAGAGATCAATGAGGCAGATGCTTCAGAGCAATTAGAGATGCTAAAGAGCATTGTATCTAAGAAAGGTGTCTCATCCAATAAGATTGAGATGTACACTGACTACCCTAAGAGTGTACGCAATAACGCTAAACGAGGCATTAGCCTTAATGAGAAGAACGGCAATAAGTGTGCTACGCAAACAGGCAAGGTACGCGCACAGCAGTTAGCACAGGGCAAGAGCATATCAGTAAGCACGATAAAGAGAATGTATTCGTACCTTAGTAGAGCTGAGGTATACTACGATGCAGGAGATACATCGAGCTGTGGTACTATAAGTTACCTGTTATGGGGTGGCAAGAGCGCATTGGGATGGAGTAGAAATAAACTTAGAGAATTAGGACAATTAGATGAAAAATGACAAAACAAAAGCCGTGTGGAAATTCATGGCTGACACGGAAGCAAAGCAGGAAAACAAGAAACGAGAGCAATCAGAGCGATTGGTCAAGGTAGAGCTTGGTTTGAAAACTGACATCAAGTCTGCTACAAAGGCCTTGATCAAAGCAGATAAAGATGGAGTAGCAATCATGCGGAAGCTCAATGCGGCTCGTAAGGAGTTTGTTGCATTAGGAGAAGATATGGTTGCATGGGATAAGGGCTTTGACAAGATGGGTGCTAACGCACAAAAACTACTTGCAAAAGCTGAGAAATCATTAGCTGAGTTAGACATTGAGAGTGATGAGGTAGATTACATCGCTGATTTAGATGAGGTCTTGAATGATTGGGAGGATAGAGAGTTCAATTTCCCCAATGCTGATATTTTAGCAAAAGCCCTTAAACAGGTCAAGAGCTTAGGCAATTTGTAACAAAACAAAGTAAAAGAGTTATATAGGTATGGATTCACAAACGACATTGAATAAGATCTTGATTGCACTTGGCATGGCTGAGGAAGTAAAGATCAATTTGGAAGAACGCAAAATGGCTGAAGGCGATGTAGTCTTTGAGGCAGAATCATTCGAAGCAGGAGAGGCTGTATTCATTATGAATGAGGATGGAGAGAAGATACCTGCACCCGAAGGTCATTACGCTATGGAGGATGGGAAAGTAATGATGGTAGATGATCAAGGTGTCATCTCAGCATACGATGATGCCCCTGTAGAAGAAGAGGAAGCAGAAGGCGAAGAGCCTAAAGCAGAAGAAGAGGCAGAAGAAGTAGAAGCCTCAGAAGAATGTAAGGATTGCGAAGGTGATGTAGATCTCAAAGAACCATGTTGGGAAGGCTACGAGCAATACGGAACGAAAATGGTAGATGGCAAAGAAGTACCGAATTGTGTACCTATCGATGCTGAGAAGGAAAAGGAAGTGGAAATGAGCGACGAAGTAGTATCAGAAGTAGCAGAAGCTACAGCAGAAGCTAAAGACCCTAAGAAGGTCGTTGAAAGCACTACCACGTCAAAAGAAACGTATTTCGCAGAGCAAGAAAAGTTGAAGGTAGAATTTGCCTCAGCTAAGGAGCAATGGGCAACGGAAAGAGCAGAATTAGAGACAATCAAAACTGAGCTTAGTGCTGAGATTGATGAGTTGAAAGAAAGACTTGCTACTGAACCGAGTGCAGAGCCATTGAGCCATAGCGTTGAAGGTAAAGGTGAGGATGTACGCTTGTACAAACACAAGAGTAAGCATCGCACCAATACAAAAGACTCAGTATTGTCTCGTTTATATAAGTAAATTAAGTAGAACCTAAAGATTAAAAATTATGTCTTTATCAATTACAAGCACATATGCAGGAGAAGCAGCGGCAAAATACATCGCGGCGGCTCTTTTAAGTGCAAAAACTCTTGACTCACAGGCTATCAGCATCATGCCAAATGTCAAGTACAAGCAAGTTATCCGTAAAGGTGCAGTAAGCGGATTAGTTCAGAACGCATCATGTGATTTTAGCGATGCAGGTGCAGTTGTACTTACTGAGCGTATCATGCAACCGACTGAGAAGCAAGTGAACTTACAGCTTTGTAAGGATGACTTTCAATCAGATTGGGATGCAATCTCAATGGGCTATAGCGCACATGACGTTATGCCAAAGAATTTCCAAGACTTCTTGATCGCTGAAATCGCGGCTCAAGTAGCTCAAGACACTGAGACTTCAATTTGGACTGATCTTCAAGCGTTATTCGCTGTATCAGGATCAGGTGTAGTTAACAACGGATCGACAGCAGTATTGACAGCGGCTAACGTAGATGATGAATTAGCGGCAGTAATCGATGCTATCCCGAATACAATCTATGATGCAGAGGACTTAGTTCTATATGTATCTCCAAAGATTGCTAAATTGTACATGCGTAACTTAGGTACTGCAGGATACAATGACGTGTATTCAGTAGGCGAAAAGCCATTGAACTTTGAAGGCAAAGACATGATCGTATGTCCTGGTCTTGGTGCAGATGAAATCGTAGCGGCTCAGAAGTCTAACTTGTTCTTCGGTACAGGTTTGATGAATGACATGAACGAAGTGAAAATTATCGACATGGCTGACATCGACGGCTCGAAAAACGTACGTTTCGTAATGCGTTTCACTCGTGGTGTTCAGTTCGGTATCGGATCTGAGATCGTTCTTAATCGTTAATACTAACTTGGGAGGGGGTGAGAGTTGAAAGCCTTGCCCCTTTACCGACTAAAAACAACATACAATGAGTTGTAACTTAAGTTTAGGGCGTTTAGAGCCTTGTAAAGATAAAGTCGGTGGACTAAGAGCAGTATATTTCGTTAATTACGCGCCTTTGTCTTTAACATATGACAGCACTGATACTGATGTAGTGGATGATATCCATGCGGCAGATGGTACTTCAGATGTTACCGCATTCAAATATGACCTTAAAGGAGCAAATAGTTTCGAGCAGAACGTAAACGCATCTCGTGAGAATGGGACTGTATTTTATGAGCAAGTCTTGAACCTACAGCTTAAAGGTTTAAGCAAAGCATCGCATAAAGAACTAAAGCTAATGGCCTATGGCCGCCCTCACGTACTCGTAGAGGACAACAACGGCAAGTTCTTCTTGATGGGAGCAAAGCACGGAGCAGATGTAACAGGTGGAACAATCGTAACAGGATCAGCTATGGGTGATCTATACGGATACACCTTGTCATTGACAGCTCAAGAGCAAGTTCCTGCTAACTTTGTAGACGTAGCAGAATTATCCAGTATTATGACCGTAACTGCGGGCTCGTAATACATACTTGTGTTAAGTAGAGAAAGGGGTTTACGCGGAGTAAGCCCTTTTTTTTACCTGTTTATTTTGTAGATTTAAAAAGATTACTTATCTTTACCATGTAATCAAAAAGCTACAATCATGGAAAAAACCAAATACCCCGATGGGTACATGCCGAAGATCGACTTTTGGCAGTCTCAATTTTGCAAGGCCAAGACTCCCGAAGATGAGGCACACGCAAAGAGCAAAATCATATGGTTTTGTAAGAAGCAGAACGAGGTGTACGGAACTATGTACACAGCAGAGGATTTCTTGCCTCAAGAGCATTTCATTCAACGCCCTAACGAGCACAAGGCGTATGTTGTTAAGAGAATCAAAATGGTCTTAGATGACCTGCAACACGCTCGTAAGAATGGCGGTGTACCTGCTGATTGGATGGACATGAATCAGTTGTCCCATAGTACGCTCAAGAATGCTTTAGAGCTAATGGAGCACTTTTGGGAAGAGTAAGAATAGATGCCCTGCCGTTTGGTGGGGCACTATATCTTTTGTATATTTACAAAGAATCAAAAAGCAATATCAAATGGAGAACAGGAAACTCGTAAACGCTTGGACGTGTTGGGACTTAGAAAGCGACCAACGTGATAACAGCAATCATTACAGCCTACAGCAGTATTCGCTCGGCAACCCAATGGACGATAAGAAGCATGTAGTGTACTATCGCCTATTCAATGACACATATGGATACGATCAGTATTTCATGAACACTAAGGCCCTCGCAGACGTCTTATTCGATAAGAATCTCGATCCGTTTAACCGCAAATCAGTAACAAAATGAGAGTAATTAAGATAGATGCTGAGAACAAGGGTATGTACGACATCGAGATAGGTGATGAATGGCAAGACATATCGAAAGCCTTGCACCAAAAGGCTGAGTATTTTCAACCTGTACGATTCAGAGATGATATAGACCTCATTGTAGATGAAGAAGGCTTGTTTAAGAACTACGGATTTGGCTTCAAGGTAAACGGAGTGCCGTTCTTTGGTAATGGATTGCTCATAAGTACACAAGGAGAGGAATATGTTGACGTATACGCTAAAGCAAACGACATTGAGATTGATTTGCAGTATGTCAAGGTAAGCGATTTTTATACGCGATAGGGTATAACGATTTATTGTAGCGGAAGAGGGTGGATCGAAAGGTCTGCCCTTTTTTTATGTATTGAAATAGAGGTTTTGCATTATATAGGTATGACAATAGTTAGTCCGAATACAACCGATCACGTAATTAAGGTAGCCACTCGTAGTTATACGGGTGATTTGACCTTACAGGTACGGGATGATTACAGCAAAGAGACATACAAACCTGCGTGTAGCATTACGATTAGTAATAGCTATCGACAAGTAGGGTTTGCGTTTAACTTTCAAGAAGAGCAGTGGTATCGGATCGTGCTAAAGGATAGTGATGGTATACCTGTGTATAGAGGTAAGGTATTTTGTACAGCACAAGAGGCTAAGAGCTTCAGCGTGATCAAAGACAAGTACACCGAGAACATGGGATACGAAAATAAATTTATGACATTATGAGTGTAAGGTTTGTGCAACTGCATGACTACAATAGCCCTGCTATAGTAGAGAGCAAGAACAAGGATTGGATCGAATACGGAGACGATAACTCGTTTTATGAGTATCTGATCTCATTGTACCACAGCAGTCCTACGAACAATGCGGCAGTTAAGGGTATTTCTGACTTGATCTTTGGTGGAGGGTTAGAGGTAGTCAAAGCGGATCGTCAATTGGATGGTTACTTGAGCTTCAAGAAGCTGTTTAGAGATGATTGTGTACGCAAATTGTGTATGGACTTCAAGATGCTTGGACAGGCATCGTTTCAAGTCATAAAGAGTAAGGATGGAAAGCGTTTTGTACAGGCAGAGCATTTCCCGATCTACACATTACGTCCCGAAAAGGCCAACGACAAGGGAGAGGTAGAGGCTTACTACTACCACCACAATTGGGCAGAGGCAACGCCAAGTGATACGCCTACAAGGATACCTGCTTTCGGATATGAGGGCAATGCAATGGTTGCTATGTACGTTATAAAGCCGTACAGCACAGGTAACGATTACTTTAATCCTGTGGACTATCAAGGTGGTTTGCAGTATGCTGAGATGGAGAGTGAGATAGCGAACTATCACTTGAACAACATTAAAAATTCGCTTTTGCCTACGATGATGGTGAATTTCAATAATGGGATTCCCGATGAGCGTAAGCAACAGCAGATAGAGAGTAAACTGAAGCAGAAATTTAGTGGATCAAGCAATGCAGGTCGCTTCATTTTAGCCTTTAATGATGATAAGGACAGCCAAGCATCCATCGAGCCTATTCAGCTAAGTGATGCGCACAATCAGTACAGCTTTTTGAGCAATGAGTGTATGTCTAAGATCATGGTGAGCCATAGGGTAACGAGTCCTATGCTATTAGGTATAAAGGATCAGACAGGATTAGGTAATAATGCAGATGAGCTAAGAACAGCGAGTGTGTTATTCGACAATACGGTGATCAGACCTATGCAAAACGCTATTATAGAGGCTGTTAAGGATGTATTGCACTACAATGGGTACTCGTTAGACTTGTATTTCAAGACATTACAGCCCCTTGAATTCGTGGATCTTAGTGGTAAGATGCTTGACGATGAGACAAGAGAGAAAGAAACAGGTGTAGAGCTAAGTGAGCAAGGTGATGCTAAGAATAAGGCATTACAGGATATGACTGATGAGGACGAATCTCATTGGCTTGAACATTTGAGTGAAATTGGCGAACAAATGGATCTCGAAGAATGGGAATTGATGGATGAAGAGGAAGTTGACCCCGACACGGAGGACGAGAAGTATAACTTCTTCAAGCGATTTGCAAATCCTCAAGCTAAGTCTGACGATGATGCAGGAATATACAAGATCCGTTATCGTTATGCACCACTCAAGGCTTCTGATAACAGCAGAACGTTCTGCAAGAACATGGTTCAGAACGGAGAAAGAGGGGTAGTGTACCGCAGAGAGGATATTGAGAATATGGCAGGTAAAGTGAACACTGAATGGAGTCCAAAAGGCACAAGCACATATAGTATATGGCGATTTAAAGGTGGTGCTTACTGCAAACACTATTGGGTGAGACAAGTATTTGTTCGTGCAAGAGATGGTAAGGGTAGGATCAAACCTGCATCGTCTACTAAGGATTTAGAAAACGATAAGAGAATAGCTGAAAGCGGTGCAAGAAGAGCAGGAGTGCCTAATACGAAATTTGAACCTAAAAAGTGGAAAGAGGCTCAACAACGTCCTACTGATATGCCCGATCAAGCAAAATTGAACTAAGATGGCAGAAGTATTATTGTGTACGAGAGAGGATATAATGACTCGCACTTCATTGAGCGGGAACATTGATATGGACAAGATTACGCCCTTCATTAAGACAGCGCAAGACATCCATATTCAGAGTCTACTCGGCACGAAGCTATATGACAAGATCCTGTTGGACATTGATGAAGATGATTTGTCAGCGACCTATGAGAACCTTGTCATGGAGTATGTGAAACCTGTATTGATTCATTATTGTGTAGCAGATTTCTTAGCATTTCACGCATACAGCGTAGAGAATGGCGGAATCTACAAGCATACAAGTGATAGCGGTGAGGTTGTAAGCAAAGGCGAGGTGGATCGCTTAGTGCAGAAACAAAGAGACATAGGAGATCATTATAGAGACTTTTTGGTCAAGCATTTGAGCCTCAATAATGACCTATATGCAGAGTATAGCGACTATCAAGCTGAAGGGATGTATCCTTCGGGCAGTTTAAATGGATTTACAGGATGGGTATTATAAGAACCTATAAGCCAAAGGTTGTGAACGTCAAGAAACTTGAGGTTTACTTGTCAAAAGCAACGAATAAAGCAAAGAGAAATGGCAAAAATTAACTTAGACATAGCGAGTACGCTCGACATTACATGTAGAAGATACGATACGTTCAAGTTAGACATGGATTGGACTGATAGTTCAGATGCAGTAATTGATCTGACTTCATACACGTTCAAGGCACAGGTGCGTAAGCGTAGCACAAGTGCTTCAGTGGTTCTGACATTCAATACAGGAGATTTCACTACGAATGCGACAGGAGATTTAGTCATGAATAAAGCAGGTGCGGACATGAGCCTAAAAGGTGGTAATTATGTATACGATCTACAGGCTACGCATACAGGAACAGGCAATATAGCCACATGGCTAAAGGGCTTGTTTATTGTTAACGACGATGTTACTGAATAATGGGGGTAAGCATTAACCAAAATAGCGGAACATCCGTTAGCGTACAGCAAAATGACAGCACTGCGGTCAGCTTAAGCACACCTGCACCTACGAGTGTATCGGTGAGTGGTTTTGCCGTAGGTTCGGGAGATGCTCATTATGCCCACACGCAATCCAATGCTACGGATCAGTGGATTATAACACATAATTTAGGAAAGCATCCATCCGTTTCGATAGTAGACGATGGAGGCAATGTACTTATAACCGAGGTGCGATACGATTCAGCCAATCAGCTCACGGTTTTATTCAATGGGGCTGAAAGTGGTAAAGCATATTTAAACTAAAACAAGAAAAACATGGCTTTAAAGTTTCTATCCGATATAGACGTATCGGGGGCGTTAGAACTGAATGGTAATTCACTCAAGAACGCAAGATTTCAAAATGCGTCAGCGAACCCGAGTGGGCCAGCGGCAGGACAAGTGTACTATAATACAAGTGATAACGAGCTTAGATTTTACAATGGATCAAGTTGGGTAAACCTGTCAAGTAGTACAGGAGATATTACAGGCGTAAGCGCAGGTAATGGTTTAACAGGGGGCGGAGCGAGTGGCTCAGTAACTCTTAATGTTGTAGGCGGAACGGGTATCACAGCCAATGCTAATGATGTAGCGTTAGATACTGCAACTGCAAGTGCATTAGGTGGTGTGAAAATCGGTTCTCGCATAACCATTACGAGTGGAGTTATCTCGGCAGATGTGCAATCGACTGAAGACTTCACGTCAGCATTGCTCGACAAGTTGAACAACATTGATGACAATGCAACTGCTACCTCACACCCTGCTATTACCTCAAACGGCTCGACACCAAGTCTTGCTTCGGGAATATCAGCGGCAGAAGTACGTACATTGATCGGTGCAGGTACGGGTAATGGATCTTCGAATCTTGCTCTTGGAACTACGTCAAGTACAGCATTAGCGGGAGACACGACTACGATTTCATCTTCACAGGCTACAGCTATCACGGCTAACAGCGCGAAAGTAGGAATCACGACTGCTCAAGCAAATGCAATTACTGCTAACTCTGCGAAGGTAACGAACACGGATGTTAACGTAAACACAACGAATCTTGCATCACGTTTAGGGGAATTAGGTGGTACGACTACGATTGGATCAGATGCGGCAAGTGATACGATTGTCATTCGTGGTGATTTAACCGTACAAGGTACTACGACCACGATCAATTCGAACACGTTAAGCACAGGTGATAATGTCATCTTGTTGAATAACGATGTTACAGGAACACCTACTCAAGATGCAGGTCTTGAAGTAGAACGTGGAACAGCTACCAATGTGAAATTCCAATGGGATGAGAGTTCAGATCGTTGGCAGTTTACGAATAACGGATCAACGTTCTATAACATACCGATCAGCTCGGAGTACAGCAATAATAGTGGAGACATCACAGGTGTTACCGTAACTGCGGGAAATGGTCTTACAGGTGGTGGATCAGTAACGAGTGGAGCATATAGCAAAACGTTAAATGTAGTTGGTGGTACAGGTATTACAGCTAACGCAAATGACATCGCACTGAACGTAGCAACTGCTTCGGCTCTTGGTGGTGTAAAGATTGGTAGTGGTATTAGCATCGCAAGTGGTGTTATATCTGCTGATGCGCAGACTGAAAATGACTTCACGACAACCTTAAAGGATAAGTTAGATGGTATAGCGGATGGTGCAAATGCCTATTCGTTACCAACGGCCGCATCAAATACGCTTGGTGGTATTAAGGTTGGATCGAACCTCACCATTTCAAGTGGTGTGCTTTCGGGTACTGCGAATACTCAATTGAGTGCAGAACAAGTAAAAGACTACGTTGCTGACGTAATGGTAGGTAGTGCATCTCACACGGGTATTAGTGCAACTGACGATGACTCGGGTAATGGTGTTGATCTTGTCAACTCGTATGTATCGTATAACCAATCGTTTACAGGCGTTACTTCGATATCAGTAGCTCAGACAGCGCATAGAGCAGAGTTCCCTGCAAACATCAATTTGTATGATGCAAACGGGAATCAAGTATTGGCAGAGATCGTTCAAGATACAGGTGATGCAAGTGTGACAATCTCGGGGCTACCTTCGGGGAATTACTATATTGCAATAACAGGCGTTAGAGCGTAACGTAAAAAAGAGATAGGGATATGGCTGTAAAGGTTTTAGGCGCATTAGATGTAACGGGTTCGATGAACATTGCTTCAAGTGATGTACCGAACCTGTCAGCCGCAAAAATTACGAGTGGGACATTTAGTTCCGCTCGTATACCCGATCTAAGCGGAACGTATACTCAAGCATTGAGCGTTAGTGGTACTACGCTTACGTTATCCAATAGTGGTGGATCAGTAACCCTGCCTACAAGTACAGGCCCTACAGGCCCACAAGGCCCCGCGGGTTCGAATGGTTCTAATGGATCGGCAGGTGCTGATGGTAATTCAGTAACGGGTGCTTCTTTGCAAAACTATGAGTTAGTCTTAGAGATTGATAATCTCGGTGAGGTTAATGTAGGAAATGTAAGAGGCTCTGCGGGTGCGGCAGGTTCAGCGGGAGCAACGGGCCCTCAAGGCCCTGCGGGAGCGGCGGGAGCTACAGGCCCTCAAGGGCCACAGGGGATTGCAGGAAGTGATGGAAGTGATGGTGCTGATGGTTCAAATGGTGCTACGGGGCCACAAGGAATTCAAGGGCCTCAAGGTGATCAAGGTGTAGAAGGGCCTCAAGGCCCAGCAGGTTCAAACGGGACAAACGGGACAAACGGCTCGAATGGTTCAAACGGAGCTATGTACACGGCTGACAAGTATCTATTCACTTCAAGTCAAACGTACACCTCAAGTGGTGCTAAGATCAGTATTGGAACACAAGAGTTAGATGGCACGACAGGCACAACGATATCGAGTAGCAGGATCACGTTTAACGCTACAGGGACTTACATGATTATGTACAACATAAATTGGCAGTCATTGTACGCTAACCGATCTACGTTTGGAGCGGTAGTGCAGAAGAACGGGACTACAATAGCGGGATCATGTAACCTACAATACTTTAGACATAGCACTTACGGGCACAAATCTACTACGAGCGCATCGTTTGTAGTTTCTGCATCGAATGGTAATTACATTGAGGTAGAGACATTCCTGCATTCGGGAGTAGCGAACCACAAGGTAACGAGTACAGGAGGTGATGTAGGTGCTATTCAAATTATAAGACTATCGTAATGGACAAGAAGTACTACATCGAGGATACAGCAAACGCACAAGTGCTACACGGAACGGAATGGAGGCAATACGTTGGGGATACTGACGTAACGAGCTACGCAGATATAGCTAATGCTGAAGCAAAAATACAAACATTGGATGCAGGAGATTACAAGATCTTCGTAATGTACCACAAAAGCTAAGACGTAATGGCAATTAACGAGGTCAGCGAGAACACGGTATTAGGATTAAGTTTAAAGTCGTTAGGAGTCATTATAGGGGCTTGTGTGATGGCTACAATGGGGTACTTTGACCTTAAAGCTGAGGTTCAAGAGGCTAAGACGTTACCGCAACCTGTAATTGGTAGAGTTGAATTTGACTTAAAAGACAAACTCGTTCGTGAGACAATCATGAATACACAGGATGACGTAGCTGATATAAAGAAACAGCTCGAAAGAATGGAAGAGAGATTATTTGAGATACGATGAAACGATCATTACTGACCATATTAGCATGTATTATGTGTGCATTTACACCTGCGAAGAAAGAGGCATGGCAAAGAGGACTTGCACTTGTAGAGTTTAACGCTCGATTTAACGAAAATAACACCTTCAATGACAAGAGAAAGGTAATTGACGTTGACAAGTACACGATATGGATAGATGATAACGCAATGATACAGGAGCAAATGCACATAATGAGTGTCCCTTCATTGATATTGTACAATAATGGTAAAGAGATAGCACGTTGGGAAGCAGGTATAAGCCTACAGCTCAGAGTGGACTATATGAATGTACAGCGAGAGGTAGATAGGATCACAGGAGCTAACAAATTTTGATATGAGAGCATTTTTAGTAACCTTTTTTATGATGTGTACCACTATGGTACAGGCGCAAAAAGTGGGTGGGCTGTTTAAGTACGCAACCATGTACTCAAGCCTTTTTGCTTCTACTCCTATGGATGCCCCAACGGAATACTTTGTATCGCAAGATGGCTCGTTGATGGATATTACTCGTCAGAACCCTATTGACTACAAAGCAACGATTGGTATTAGAAGAGTGGCACGATATGACTATGAGAATAAGCAAAATCGCTTCTACGATGGTCAAACGGAAAGCACCACAGCCCTCAGTGCTACAATAGGATCAGTAACAGGTATAGAATACCTTGCTCAATACGATAGAGGTAGACAACAAGGGCGTGATTATGTGAATCAGAGGTATTTCATGAGGTACTTGAGTAAGTATTTCATGTTGAAAGGAGAGTTTTACAGGCAAGGTCTTGTGGATCTCAATTATACACAAGTAGAGAGCAGAGCAAGACTTCATGTAGGTGAAATAGACCTCAGCTTTGGTATAGCGGCAAGACAACATAGAGCATATGGGTATAATCCTGTTGCAATATACCTACAGGACAAGGCATGGTGGGATTTAGCATATGAGTATGGATACAAGGATGTCCCGTATGGTATTGACTTTGACAATGATGATGTGATTGACAATTCAGATTGGCTATGGTGTGATGCAAATGATGTGCAAGTAGCGGCCACTGATGCTGACTTTAGAACCTACATATACGGCAACATAGTGAATGACTATAATCGCACTATGTACGCTCTTGTCGGGCCTTTGTATAGTGCAAGTGCAATTGTAGGATTAGACTACTACCACTACGAAGAAAAGTTTTGGATTCACGCTTGGGCAAGTGTATTGCCTTGGCATAGACACATCTACGGGGATCATATGTTTTCGTATGAGAATTTCGCTGACGAACTTGACAACACGAATCATTGGGTAGATGGCCAATGGATAGACTATAATGCAGGAATGGTTTTAGGTTGGAAATTAGGTCAGAGATGGGGCATTTTCACTGAGGCTGAATATATGCAGTATTGGGACAGAAATATCTTTAACCTACGAGCAGGTATAAACTATCAGATACGATGAATTGGATACAAATTATACGCGATTGGTATGACATATTTGGGAGAGTCCATTTGCGTGACCAATTAGACTCGGTTCAAAAAATGCGCCATAGACGTTGATATTTTTTGTACATTGTAAAATCAAAAAACATTTAACATGGGTAAGAAGAAAGATCACGCGCCTATTCACAGGCAAATTAACGAGACGCATTTAGAGGAATTGCGCGAAATGAACAACGTACTTGCAGGTGCTAAGGCTAAGTTCTATGAGATTTCATGGAGCAAAGAGCAATTAGAGCAAGTGTTACAGGCGAGTAGACAAGAGGTTCTTGATGCAACGTCATCCTTACAGGCGGAGTTAAACACGTTTGAAGAGCAATATGGAGAAGGAACCCTGGATTTAGATAAGGGAATATATTATGCCGAAGATGTTAGAGAGAACAAGTAGGGAAATCAGTAAGGTAATCGTGCATTGTAGTGCAACGAGAGAAGGACAGCCCATTAGTGTCGAAACTATCAGAAAATGGCATAAAATGCGTGGTTGGTCAGATATAGGATATCATTATGTGATAGACCTTAATGGTCAAGTACACGCAGGTCGTGATGTAAGTCGTGTTGGTGCTCATGTAAAAGGAGAGAACACAGGCAGTGTGGGTGTATGTTATGTAGGAGGACTTGATAAGGATGGAGAGCCTAAAGATACAAGAACGCATGAGCAAGATATTGCTCTGACGTACCTGTTGAAGTTGCTAACCCATCAATATGAAGGATCAACCCTGCATGGTCATAATGAATTTAGTAGTAAGGCGTGTCCTTGCTTTGATGTACAAGCGGAATATGGATGGATCATTGAGTAATGATTTTAGTGATTGGGTTAACGAGTTAGAAGTTGATCCGAAGAATGAGAATGCGTGTAGTATTGATAACCCCGATTGTGAGGGGTGTGGAAGTTAAAGATTATGAGTGGTGTACTTAAGAAATTATTGGGAGGCGGTGCTGTATCGGTCATTAAAGAAGTATCTGATGTGGCAGATAAGTTTATCCAAACACCTGAAGAGAAAAAGGAGTTTGAAGCGGCTATTGAGCGTACTATATCAGAACGATGGAAAGCTGACATGGAGTCAGACTCTTGGCTATCTAAGAACGTTAGACCGCTAACCCTAATAGTAGTAATAAGTACACTGATCTTGCTGACCTTTTTTGATGGTGCGGATTGGCTTGAGGTAGATGATGCGTGGATATCATTATGGCAGATGGTGAGCGTATCGGTAATAGGAGGCTATTTTGCCGTGCGTACCATAGACAAAAGAGGAAAGGTCAAATGAAATTAGTAGCAAAACATCGTAACAGCCATGTTGGTAAGACGAGCGGGGTAAAGGAGCAAAAGTTAGCATTTATGAGCGACATACATTGGGACAACCCGAAGTGTGATCGTGATTTGTTGAAGAAGCATTTAGACCGATGTCTATCAGAGGATCGTAAGGTGATCATAAATGGAGATTTGTTTTGTTTGATGCAGGGTAAGTATGATCCAAGAAGAAGCAAGAAGGACATACTACCCGAACACAACAAGCCGAACTATATTGATGCTGTGATTGAGGATGCTGTAGAGTGGTTTAAGCCGTATGCAAGTATCTTAATCTTGGTAGGGTATGGTAATCATGAGACAGCTATCGTGAAGAACATTGAAACTGATCCATTGCAGAGATTTGTAGTCCTGTTTAATCACGTAGCAAATGGAGAGCTTTCGATTGGTGGATATGGTGGTTGGTTGTCATGGCAAATTAAGCCTTACGATAACAGCCAAAAGACCGTAAAATGTAATATGTACTACTATCACGGAAGTGGTGGAGGTGGCCCTGTTACAAGAGGTGTGATACAGCACCAACGGCAAATGGCTGATATTGAAGGTGCGGATCTTGTTATGATGGGACACGTTCATGAGTTATACACGATGGTGTGGAGTAAGAAATACCTGTGTAAGAATACGATGATACCTAAGCATAGAGAAGTGCATCACTTCAGAACAGGGTGTTATAAAGATGAATTTAGGGATGGTTATATGGGATGGCACGTTGAGAGAGGCGCACCACCTAAACCGATAGGCTGTGTAGTAGCAGATTTAGTGTATACGGAAGAGCAAGGCAAATGTAGATTAGTGATTTTACCAACGATATGGACGAGATAGGAAACAAAACGCACGGAGAGAGTACAAGAAAAGATGACGAGCGTGGTTGTCTATGTAGCAATGGTAAGTACAGCAGAAAATGTTGTGATGGATCATTACAGGCGCAAGGAATTGGACGTATAAACAAGCTATCGGAGTAATTATTGTGTTACGTTACTTTGAGAGGGTTGGCTGAGGTCAGCCCTTTTTTATGCCATTGTATTTTGTAATATCACAAAGAACCATTACCTTTAGTATATCAAAAAGCAAAAATTATGACTTGGTTAGACGAACTATTGGAAGAAGATGCTGTAACGACATTGCTCACGCATTTGCAAGAGCAGTTTACGCATGATGACAATCGGTACATTTTTATGGGAATACGATTTAAAGAAGGCGCACCATTATGTGTGTGTCAAAACATGGATACGTTTGAAGTGTCTTACTTAGACCCTTATCATGTGTATGGATATTTATGTATGTAATATGGAAAAGGATATGACATACATGAAGGCAAGAATAAAAGCTCTTGAGACTGCACTACAAGAGGCAAAAGAAGAGAATGCAGAATTGTTAAATGACTTAATAAAAGCAAGGACAAATGAGAGGATCGATTGATGATTGTTTAGCGGACGTGTTTCGTTATACGAATCAGACATTAACTGATGCAGGGCCAACCTATAATACGGTAGCCTCATGGAGACATCAGTACGGATTGGGGCGATTGAGCACTGAGAAAAAACGAGAAATACTTAATTTATATGGATATAAACTTCAAGCACAAGAAAAATGGAAGAAAGTAAAGCAGTTGTAAAAAGCGTAACTCCTAACGGAACGTGGGACAGCAAGTATGGGACAATGTACAAGTTCGAGGTACACTTCGATAACGGAGAGTATGGAGACTACAATAGTAAAAGTCCCGATCAGACAAAATTCGTTACAGGTGTAGAGGCATCGTATACAAGAACAAGCCGTGAATACAACGGGCAGACGTTCTATAGCGTTAAACCTCCTGCAATGCCTTTTAACGGATCTAATGGTGGAGGTGGATACAAGGGCAAAGATCCTAAGACTGAAGGGCGCATAGTCCGCATGAATGTCTTACAAAGAGCAACTGATCTTGTAGTAGCAGGACACGTTATGATTGGAGACATGAAAGCAGTAGCGGAGGATCTTGAAAAATGGGTACTCCGAGAAACTGAAGAGAAGGCTTTACCACCTGTGGTAGAAACAAAGCCACCTGCGGTTGCGAACGACTTGCCGTTTTAATATATTGTAAAAAGAGAGAGGGGCGCACAGCCCCTCTTTCAGTATAATCAAAAAGCACCGATGTGGAAGCATCGGAATCGTAAAGATAGACATAATGAATCAAGAAGCAAATTATTTCGTACTATATCCATTGACCTACCTTGACAGGTTCAACCACAGGCAATGTACCCTCATAGGCCTCATGAATAGTTTAAGCGTTAAGAAAGGCTACTGCTATGCTAAGAACAGCACATTGATACTCATGAACAGGTGCAGTGCTAAGAGCCTCGAAAGAGATCTTGTTGTACTTGAGAGAGCGGAAGTAATCAGAAGAGAATTGATATACGAAGGTAAGCAGGTTATAGAGCGCAGGATCTATGTGCAGAATAGCCCGTTCTACGGACAGCCTCCTCGTCAAGAATACGATGAGGGTACACGTCAATCTAACGTACACCCTACCGCCCAAATACACGGAGGAGATACTTCTAAAGATATAAGTAAAATAGATAGTAAAAATAATAGTGTATACTCACTTGATTTTGAAGAATTATGGATCAGCTACAGGAAGAAGGGAGTCAAGAAAACAGCATATACTGCATACAGGAGGCTCAGTATTGGAGAACAACGCTTAGTGCAGGTAAATGTACCATTGTATATAGCCCATCACGAGAAGCACAAGAAGATGCCCTACCTGCCCTACCTAACAACGTATTTAAACCAACGTAGATGGGAAGGTGAACTGCCATATGGTAGCGATATTTCAGATGACGTTTCGTGGGAATAAATTTTATTTGTATATTTACAAAAAGCACTGAACATGAAGATATCTGACATGACCAAGACCGAGATAGGCGAAGAGCTGATGCGACTTGCCTCATTGACAGGGATGAAATTACCCGATGATCCGCCACTTACAGCACATTGGATTAAGAAGAAGTATGCTAACTACTATGCAGTCCTGTTAAGAGAGGCTTTTGATTGGTATTGCGAAGGATCACTTGACCTTAAGAGCCGTGAGGTAAACGCAATGAACGTGAGTAGGATACTGAACACGCACATGAAGACATCAAAGAATCGGTATTACGAGGCAAAGGTGGTCAGTGTAGCTGAGGTAGAGGCAAGTAAGCAAAAACAGGAGGAAGGTAATCGTAAGGCATTAGTATATGCGGCAGAGGATTATTATAGAGATATAATTGGAGAAGATCCGAAATTCAGAATGACCATTGTGCAGTTGGAAGCATTACAGGGTTATGTTGTAGAGAAAGGATACGTTAGTCCTCAAGAGATAACCGAAGAGAAGCGTGATTATATCATAGGAAAACTGAAGAGATATGCAGAGCGCAAGACAAGACATATACACGAGGAGGTCAAGTCAAGAAGTGATTTTCATGCAAAGACCTTCAGATCATTTCAAGGCAAGGATCGTAATTATGACTACGAACGTGCATTAGTAACAGCATTTTTAATTGAAAAGCGGATAGAAGATGGATGGAAGCCAAAACTTTAAGGATCATGATCAGTACCAAGAGTATCTATATGATATGGGTAGTGAATGTTGTGGATGGGATTTGCACTATGAGAATGACAACATAGGAATATGTGGTCGGTGTCGAGAATGGGCAGGTTACTATGAAGGATGCCAAACTGAGTTTAATGAATGGCAAAAACAAACAGCATGAGAGAGCAATGTAGAAGATGTGATACAAGTTTCACGTTAACTGAGTGGAAGATGGAGAGCGAGGTATGCTCGTCATGTACGAGAATCCTGTTGGATAGAGAGGATCTTGTGGATGAGAATTATGTCCTATTAGTCATGTCGGCTATGGGAGATGAACATATGTTTATATGAAAAAGAATAAGCTAAGAGATCGTGTAGAGCACGTCTTGACAAAAGCAGTTCACTTGCGTGATAATGATGCAAGACTTACCTGTGTTGTTTGGGCACAGGAATTGAAGGAGATAGGATTAGACTACTCACGCATTGGAGCAGGTACGTTGATGAATTTGTATGTAGATGGTACATTGAGTACACCCGATACGATTACACGGATCAGAAGAAAGCTACAAGAGGTCAATGAGGAATTAAGAGGAGAGAAGTACGCCAAGAGGCAAAGAGCCGCAGAACGATGGCAAGAGAATTACATAAGTCATATTAAAAATGAAAAGCCTTGAGAGTCAGCTACAAGTAGCGTGTGTTAGATGGTTTAGATACGAGTTCCCCGAATATGGGGACTTGTTGTTTTCAGTACCCAATGGTGGAAAGAGGCATATTGCAACAGCACGAAAGCTAAAAGCAGAAGGTGTAGTTGCAGGAGTGTCAGATCTCATCCTGTTGGTTCCGAATAAAGACTATCACGGATTGTGCATAGAGATGAAGTGGGGCAAGGGAAAGCAAACTGATAATCAGATCAGATTTGAGAAGCATGTGGTGGATCAAGGGTATAAGTACATTGTATCAAGATCATTTGAGGACTTTGAAGAACGTGTTAGGTACTACTTGGCAGTAAAGTAGGCAGTATGCTAAACTTTTGTATATTGTAAAAACCTAATGGAAGAGATATTCGCACTGCACAAGGAATGGATTAAGATTGCAAAGTACGTTGGATGCCCATCGCACCTTGTAGATGATCTTGTACAGGATATGTATCTAAAACTGCTAATAATCGAAGAGAAAGAAGGCAGTCTTGATCGTTTGTATCAGAACGACAAGCTAAACAAAGGCTATATTTTTGCGGTATTGAGTAATATGCACTCAATGTACAGGAGAAAACCAAGATCGGTTGAGTACATGGAGAGCGATACAGCAGATTCCAATTCAGAACTAATGGAAGAGAAGTTCGAGGTGCTAATGAGCAAAGTGGAAACCATGATGGGTAATATGCATTGGTATAACAGCAAATTGCTAAAGACCTATGTAGATGAGAATCATAGTATACGGAGTCTAAGCAAAGCGACAAGGATCAGCGCACGAAGTGTACAGCATACCCTTGCAAAGACTCGTAATCAGATTAAAGACGAATGTAAAAAAGAGTATAATGAGTACAGGAAAGAAAAAAACATCTAAGAAAAAGCCCATGAAAGGGTTAGGTGATGCGGTGGAGCGTGTTACTGAGGCCACAGGTATCAAAGCTGTTGTCAAGTTTATAGCAGGAGAAGATTGTGGGTGTGATGAGCGTAAAGAGCTTCTGAATCGCTTGATTCCGTTCAAAGGATCAGATCCAAATTGTATGTCTGAGGAAGAGCACACTTGGTGGACAGGATTTCAAGCAGGTGATGTAGAGTTTATGACGAATGCAGAAGCTCAGAAGGTGGCGCATATGCACAGCAGGATTTTCAATCATGAGTTGTATACGCCTTGCAAGTGTACACCTGCTAAATGGCAAAAAATGATAGATGACGTAAACGAAGTGTACAAGACGTATGGAGAATAGAGAAACAGGTCGGTATGAGCCGATCTACATGGAGGTAAAAGACATAAAGCTGAATGATGTCAATCCAAGATACATTGAGGACGTTAAGTTCCGCAAGTTGGTACAAAGCATTAAGAAGTTTCCTAAGATGCTTGATATTCGCCCTATTGTGGTGGATGAAGATATGGTTGTTCTTGGGGGAAACATGAGATATCGTGCCTGTCTCGAAGCAGGGTTAGAGCGTGTACCTGTTATGCGTGTGTTGGATCTCACGGAGAAGCAGAAGCAAGAGTTCATAGTCAAAGACAACATTGCGTATGGTAAGTGGGATTGGGAGATGTTGGCCAATCAGTTCGATGCGTATCAGTTAGATGAATGGGCACTCGACATGGATCCGAGTATGTTCAACGTAGAGGGTGATGATGAGACAATGGATGAGGCATTAGATACCACGAAGTTTAATGACTACACGATCTACTTTGCCAATGAAGCGCAGATGGATGTATGGTACTCCTTCTTGCGTAAGTTGAAAAACAAATTCGAGGACTATGACAATGTGAGCCAACGTGTTCTTGCGTATGTAGCTGAGGTGTATAACGATAATAACATGAAGGAGAGTGAATTGATACTCAAGTTCATTGAATACGACATAGACGAGGAGTAATGGCACGAAAAGAGGATCTGATATATGAGGATAGGAACGTCTACGAAGCGGCATTAGATCGCATCGATAGGGTTTACAATTCGCATGATGAGGTATGGGTTAGTTATAGTGGAGGAAAGGATAGCCTGGTCTGCTTAAAGCTGATGGAAGAGTACCTTGACATGAAGGGATACAAAGACAAGATAAACGTAATCTTCAGAGATGAAGAGGTCATAAATGGCGCAATACGTGATTTTGTATTATCGCAATATGATGATCCGAGATACAATTTTGTGTACTTGGCCACGCCATTGCAATCTGAGATCTACATATTGGGAGAGAAGCGTAAGTACGTTCAATGGGACGAGAAACGCAAGGGTAATTGGATCGTTCCGAAACCCGATGTAGCTGAGACTATGAAGGGTGTGATGAAGCAAGAGGAATTTGAGAAATACTTCTTTAAGAATAAGCGCAAGAGGATTGCATTGTGTATTGGAATACGAGCGCAAGAGAGCCTGTTGAGATTTCAAGGAATCACGGCAAGTACAATACCATATCTAACGAAGAGTCCACTTGTCAAGAACGTATCTATGTTCAAACCTGTGTACGATTGGAGTGAGAAGGACGTGTTCAAGTATTTCTACGATAAGGATATAGAGTATTGCAAGGTATATGACAACCAAGTGTTCAATAAAGATCCGTTACGAGTAGCTTCAGCTATTCACGCAGAGGCGGCCAAGCAGTTGCATAAGCTCAAGACCAATGATCCTGTGTTGTACAATCAGATCATGGAGGTATTTCCCGAAGTTGACGTACAGGCGAGATACTATAAGGACATGGTAAAGGGAAAGACTGATAAGATTGCATACGAGTACAAGGAGAAGGCAGGAGATGCGTGGGGAGCAATATACCTGTACATAAAAGAGAACATAACGGATGAGTATCAGTACAACCAAGCCATGCAAAAAGTAGCACAGGTGAGAAAGAGCCGTGCCAAGAATGCAAAACCCGATGACCCGTTAGCAGGATTCCCTGCATTGTACGTTTTTGGCAAGATTATAGGCGGTGGTTACAAGAGATCAATTGTACCGACACCTGATAGACACGAGAAATACTATGAGTATGAAGATATATCGAATAGATCATGATGAGGTATACGGGAGATTCCGTAGAGAATTAGTCAAGGAGCGAGTAGCAATTAAGAAACAAGATCCAAAGACACATTATGCCTGTGTGATGAATGGAATCCATCCTGTTGCAGTAGTAGGGTGGCAAGAGATCAAAGAAGGGCACATACGTTTCAAGACCGACTACGTTAGAGAGAATTTTCGTGGAAAAGGTTTATATTCAGCACTTTGGGACTATAGAATAAACCTTATCTTTAAGGAATATGATGTACATACGATATCGGCTTACTGCACTGAGATGTCGCTACCGAAATACCTAAAAGAAAACTTCTTGGAAAGGGGAGTCAATCGTAATGGCATCACATATGTTAAGTATAATCCATAATCAAAAAGTAAAACAGCATGAAAAGTTACAAAAAGTGGTCAGCAGAATTCCGTAAGGCATCCTTAAAGCACACGCAACGCGCACAAAAGATGGGTTGGATCAAGTACCCAAAGCAATGCAACAGGTGTGGTCAGACTGAAGGCATAATCCATACGCATAATGAAGACTACGATGTTACATTTTACACGTTAGAAGATGTGTTCAATCGATTCCCGATCAGCATCGAACCCCATGAAATAGAAAAGCTCAAAAGCGTACTCGAACCATTGTGTTGGAGATGCCACATGATGCACCACAGCAAACGCAGAAACCCCAAAGCCGTAGAAGGCTATTTCCAACAGGTACAAAACGGCAGACAATGGCCTCCTGTATATCGACACGATTTTGCAATACTAAGAAAAGACCACAATGTATAAAGACGATCCGATCAGCCAAGTGCAATGGGTAAACGCTCATGATCTAAACGCTAACGAGTACAATCCGAACGTAGTGCTGAACCAAGAACTAAAACTTCTTGAGTTCAGTATTATGAAGAACGGGTGGATACAACCTGTACTCGTAGACAAGAACCTCATGATTATCGATGGGTATCACAGGAGTTTTTTGAGCAAGAACAGCAAACTGCTACAGGAGAAGTACGATGGCAAATGTCCTGTAGTTATGATGGATCTGACTGAACCCGAACGAATGCTATTGACAATTAGGATCAATAGAGCTAAGGGTAATCACGTGGCAATCAAGATGCATGACATAGTGAAGAGCCTTATTGATGATCACGATTACAGCAGACAGCAGATTATGGAGGGCATAGGTTGTACGAAAGATGAGATAGACCTATTGTACAAGGATGGAGTATTCGATGCGTTGAATATCAAAGAGCATAAGTATAGCAAAGCATGGAGAAGTCCCAAACAAGGCAAGAAGTAGGATACGAAGAGGGCATGTATTGGGTATGTGAATACTGCAATAGCCACACCTACTATGATAATGATAAACACGATTGCAATGACTGACAAGATGAAGCAGTTCCTACGCATAGCAAATGCGAGACTAAGAAAGGTGTACCCAAACAAGATTCAGAGAAAGGCTTGGGCGGCCAATATGTGGCGCAGGTATATTGAGAGGAAGAACATAGAACACGACCTTTAGATGAGCGACAAGAAGCAACAAAAACAACACCTTAAAAAAGAGCAGTTCTTAGAAGCTCTTGAAAAGAAGATGGGTATTGTGAGCCAAGCCTGTAAGAGCATAGGCATAGATCGCACGACACCATACAGGTGGGCTAAAGAGGACAGCGAATTTTCAGATGCAATGGATGAGGTGCAGAACATTGTATTGGACTTTGCGGAGAGTAAGCTGTATGAATTAGTGGATGACAAGAATCCGACTTCAGTGATCTTTTTGCTCAAGACTAAGGGTAAGCATAGAGGATATGTAGAGCGTACTGAAATTACAGGTGCAGATGGTAAGGGACTTGATGTTAAGATAGAGGTATTGCGTAAAGAAGAATAATGGCTGAGATAGCTTTACAAACGAATGTAGTTTTTGATCATATTGACCTTAGTGATAAGAGGTTCATTGTGGAGCAAGGAGGTACACGTTCGGGTAAGACGTACAATATCTTGATATGGATCATTTTCAAGTATTGCATGAGCAACAACAACAAGATCGTTACCATATGTCGTAAGCATGGCCCTTCGTTAAGAGGATCAGCTATGAGGGATTTCTTTGAGTTGTTGAACAAGTACAACATGTATAGCGAGATAAACCACAGCAAGAGTACGAATGAGTACAGGCTGAATGGTAATCTCGTAGAGTTCGTGAGTTTAGATGAGCCGCAGAAGATTAGAGGTCGTAAGAGACACCTGTTATTCATAAACGAAGGTAATGAGCTTAGATACGAGGATTTCTTTCAGTTGAACATCCGTACCATTGAGAGGGTGATAGTTGATTACAACCCTTCTGACGAGTTCCATTGGCTATATGATCAAGTAGTCGGTAGGGACGATTGTGATTTCCACATAACGACATATCGAGATAATCCGTTCCTTGACAAAAGCCTTGTTGCTGAGATTGAGAGACTCAAGGATATTGATGAGACGTATTGGCGTGTATACGGAGAAGGTAAGAGAGCGCAGAACAAAGCTGTGATATTCAGATTCGACACAATAATGAAAGTGCCACCTCATGCCAAGCTGATAAGCTACGGGCTTGACTTTGGGTATACGAATGACCCTACGTCATTGGTTGAGGTGTTTCAAGATGGAGATACGCTGTATTTCAATGAGCTGATATATGAGACAGGATTGACCAATGCGGGTATAGCGGAAAAGATGAGGATGTTTGACATTGATAGAGAGATACCTGTATGGGCTGATAGTGCAGAACCAAAGGCTATCGATGAGATACACCGATGGGGATTCAACGTCAGACCAACGAGCAAGGGTAAGGATAGTGTCATGATGGGTATTGATATGCTAAGAAGGCATAGGCTTGTATGGACTGATAACAGCACCAATGGTATAAAGGAAATGCGTAACTACAAGTGGGCAGAGGATAAGGATGGTAAGCTACTGAACAAACCTGTTGACCTGTTCAATCACGCCATTGATGCATTGAGATATGGTGTATGGATGGCCATGAAGAATCCAAACAGGGGTAGATACGCTCTTAGGTGATTTTGTATATTCAAAAAGTTATTGTATCTTTACAAAAAGCAACGATATGAAAGTGTTCACGGATAACGACCTCACTTTACAGGTGGTCATAAACAACAAGCAGTACAATATGGAGTACGACAGGGTATGCGATAGCCTGTTTTTGTGGAGAGAAGGAATGACTCATGACCAAAAGGTATGGCATGAAGAGATCTCATTAGACGATTGCGGTATACACGACAAGTTTGAGGACAGCGGTATGACCACAATGACCATTGATACCATGAGCGATGGATCATATGGAGGACATACGACCTACGAACGTGGTGTAGACATATCTGATATTAGCATACCATTGCATTGGTATCGTGAGATCATTATGCAACATAGAGTAAACAGCAGATGGAAGCATAACGTGGAAGTCAATAATTATATAAGTAAAAGGTAGGGTTATGATTAGAGTATTTGATTATTTTAAGGCAAGTGATAGAGCATGGGGTAGTTTATTGTACGTGGATATGTACGGCATAGAGATCAAGCTACTGCACTTTGATATTATGTGGAAAGAGAAACCTATGCAATGGGACTTTGTGTTCTTTAGGATCAACACAGGAGAGTTTATTTAGTAAAGGGGGGCAAATAGCCCTCTTTTTTTTCAGTATAATTTTGTGTGTTTACAAAAATACCTTATCTTTAAGTATGAATCAAAAAGCAAACATCATGAGAAACGAAGCGCAGTTAGTTAGTATCGCACTTGAAATGTGCCACAACAACGCAAAATCAGCAGAGCAGTTATTGCAGAACTACCAAATGGAGCACGGCTACCTGTCGTACCAAGAGGTAATGTACATTCACGCACAAGTGAACAGCACCAAGCGCATATGGGCTATGGAAGAAGCAGAGTTCAAGGCACACTTAAACTACTTGTAAGATGAAGACACAGGTACTGAAAGAAGGGCAAGTAGGCTCGAAAATAAACGGAACAAATCTTAAAGGGTATCTGAACGGGTACACCTTTAAGGATTTGGTCAAGGCGTTCGGTAGACCTACCTACCTTGAACCAAGCGGTGATGACAAGGTGCAGGTAGAATGGGTGATCAAGTTTGACAACGGCAGTGTGAATGAGTACGCTACTATCTACGATTGGAAGACCTATGATAGAGCATACACGACTACGAAATTGACAACATGGAATATAGGAGGTCATGTACCTGTTGTATCGCATTGGGTTAAAGACTTAATGGATCAAAAGATACAGGAACGTGGGTAGAGTAAGGAAGAGATCACGTAAGCTGACTCACAGGGCATTCTGCTACGAGTACAAGAACGGGAAGTATGAGGTTGTGGACTTAGCAGAGTTCACAGCCAAGACCCCTGCTCAACGATACGCTCTTAGATACGAGAGATCATGTGAGAATACAGGTGTAGATGGATACGCAATAACACGAGAAATTTAGATGTACATTTTGTGGATTCACAAAGAAACACTATCTTTAAGTATAATCAAAAACGCACAACAGCATGGTACATGAGTATTTATTTGAAGCCGCATCGAGCTTCGTTACCGCTAAGATGGTAAAAGAGATAAGCAAGGGTGAGGAAATCCTGCTTAATGACAAGTTTAGCCTATATGGGTATACAACGGCTGATTCAGTAGTAATTGTAGACCACGATGATTGGATTGAATACGCAGTTTGTTTGACTGATGGTGATAATGTAATCTATGAAATGTTATGATGAGGTTCGAGTATAGAGATTGGGAAGAAGATTTCCTTGACATGATTGAGTCAGAGTTAAGCAAACGTACTATTGAATTTGACTGCATTGAGGATGTAGAAGATAAAGTACACGAGTTATTGCTACACGATATAGACAACACCTGTATATATTACAAGGATTGCTTTGCTATTGTGGTAGGGTTATGGGTTACGCATTGGGATGATATGAGTCATTGGGAAGGAGGCATAACTGATATCACGAAATTAGCGTATGCCTCACTAAAGGATCACGCATATGAGCATGACATAGTTCAGAAGGCGGTTGACAGGATTGCGTGGAAGAATGAATTAGCTTAGGTTTCTACTGAGCATATTGGTTTGGTTTATTGGTTTTAAACGGCTTAGTAGACATAGAGGGGGGCATTAGCCCCTTTCTTTGTGCTACGATTTTAATGAAATGAGTTATTTAAGTATGGATAGTAAGACATTGATAGTGCCAACGAGCTTGGCTGACATCACGTTAAAGCAGTACAAGCGTTTCATGAGTTTGCCCGAAGACCTCAATGAGGAGGATAGGGTGTATGAAATGATACACATATTCACAGGGATGAGTAGAGGCTTGATACGCAAGATGACAATGAAGAGTAGATCACGTGTGGTCTTGATGCTTCAGAAGTGTATAAACACAAGAGAAGAGGAGTTGGTTATGACTACAACGCTACAGGGTGTTAAGCTCGGATTCGTACCGAACCTTGACAAGATGAGCTTTGGAGAGTTTGTGGATCTTGACAGCACGAAGTACGAGTACAAGAATTACGAGTCATTGATGAAAGTCCTGTATAGACCTATAGTCAAAGAGCGTAATGATAGATATGAGATCATGGACTATAAGCACAGCCTTGAGCAAACGCTTGATTATGAGGAGATGACAATGGATTGCGTATTAGGAGCGTTGCTTTTTTTTTGCGATTTAGGGAACGACTTGTTGAAACATATGATGAAGTCTTTGCGAGAGGAGAAGGGGATGACTACAGCGCAGGAGCAAACTTTGCGGCAAAGTGGGGTTGGTACGGCTGTATTGTTAGCCTCGCTAAACATGACATTAGAGGCATTGATAGCATTACGAGAGAGCCACTTCATAAGTGTTTAATGTGGTTAGCCTACGATGCAGATAAGAGTAAGTTACAGGAACAGCAAATAAAGAAGAGATGACAGGATATTACGGTATAACGGATGCGATAAGAAAAGCATTTAATAAGGCAGGGAGAATAAGCACTATTACTCACGGGGATCTGAACATAGTGGATCTTGGGAGACAAAGCATATATCCTTTAGCCCATATCAGTCCACAGGGTGCTGTTTTTGATTCAAACACTACGACATACAGCTTTAGTCTTAGTGTGTTTGACATCATTGACTTCAGCAAAGAGCATGAGGACGATGATGGTGAGCCATTTTACGGCAACGATAATGTGCAAGACATACTGCATGACATAAGCCTAACGATTGAGATGGCATTAGATGACCTGCGTAGAGGAGATATGTACTCCGAGCTATATCGTATAGATGATACGATCAACGGCACGAGCTTTATTAGTGAAGGTGAGAACAACCTTGCAGGATGGCAGATTCAAATGAGTGTAACAACGACAAACGCGGCAGTCAACGATGGGTTATGCTAATGTAGAGAAAGCAGTAAGGTTCTTAGGATCAGAGATAGTCCGTAGAGCACGATTAAACCTTGGTGTGGTTCGTAAGAGAACAGGGTATCGTAGCACATGGAAGAAGTCGGGTAACAAATGGACACCGACAAGCACCAAGAAAGTAACGTCTAAGCGTAACAGCGTAGCAAGTGGTAAACTGCAAAAGAGCATTAGGTATGAGCTGACACCTACATTAGGATTGAAGCTGTACTACGAGAAATATGGGGACTATGTGCAAAGTGGTCGCAAAGGCAAGAGCAAGGGAGCACCTGTTGGGGCAATAACAAAATGGTCTAAGATGAAACGATTGAAGCCAAGAGACATGGCTACAGGTAAGTTCATAGCTAAGACTAAAGGATCAATGAGCAGTATGAACTTCATGGTAAACAGGAGTATGGCGTATTACGGAGTACCTGCGTACCCATTCATGGATAAAGCAATAGAGGAGAGCTACGATAAGGAGCTTGATAACATATATGAAGCATTTAAAAAAGACGTAGCGGATGGCCTTGACAATTAACGAACAGCCGACAGCAAATTCATTGCAATTGTGCAATAGCCCTATATTGATAGTGGCTACGGACACTGCATCGAACCAAACTAATTTTAAGTATCAGTGCAAGGTGTACATATGGCATGGAGATAGAACGTCCAACAAGCCAAGTACAGCGAATTACACCTTAGAGAAATCACCAAATGCGGCTATTAGCAACAGGGTGGTGTTTAATATCAGCGGATTGATACAATCTGAACTAACTGAGATCACCCCTAAGTCTATGACTCAAACGATAGAGGACATAGGTACAGGTGCATGTTGGGTATATGTAGAGGTATTAGGTGTAGGCTCGTCTACTACGACTACAAATGGCAATGAGTTTTATGTAACGAGAGGATACAACCCTGCCTCAAGAGAAGAGATGAACGGATCAGCGGGATTTGTATCGGGAGGACGTGTAGCTATGCGCCCAAATCATACCGATGCTTATTTAGAGCATCCATTTTATGTGCCTGTGATCAGACAAGGAGCACCGAGCGTAACGATTACTGACGAGTTGGGTAACGATTACACGGAGACATTGACAGCAAGTACAACGAACAGCGCAACGAGAGTGCAATATGTAGACATCATGGCAATCTTCATAGATGAGTTAGGTGGTAATGGATCAACACTGAGATACAGGACAACGACTGACGCGGCTGATGACGTAACGCTAAACATGGTATGTGAGAGCAAGTTTTATGTAGTACCTGTGATGTACTTGAATCGATTTGGAGTATTCGAGACGTTATTCATGAGTAAAAAGAAAACACGAAACGTGTCGTACAACAGGGTGAACTATAAGCGTACAGCGTTTACGGACAGCTATGATATAGATCTGAGTCGTAAAATGTTTGTTACTGCTTCAGAGTCAGAAACGAAGTACACCTTGAACAGCGATTATTTAGACGAGGCAGAGAATGCTATGTACGAGGATCTGCTATTGAGCACCTACATATGCATAAATGTCGATGGTAAGTGGAGACAGGTGGCAGTAGACAACACGCAATTCAAGGAAAAGACCTCACTGAATGATCGTTTGATACAGCATACCTTGACCTTTACGCAAGGATTTAGTGACGTAAATCAGTTCCAATAATGAGATATCAGTTATTCATAGATGGCAAGTCAGTTGATATGTACGCTGATGAGAGCCTCAATCTTGTAAGACAGCTTAAAGACTTTAAGGATGTGAGCAAGATGACTACTGACTACACGCAGACGTTTAAGATACCTGCTTCGGATCGTAACAACGGGGTGCTCAGTCATTGGTGGAATATCGACATTATTGATGGCTTTGATGCTAACAAGAAGGTGGATGCTCACATAGAAATTGATAGTCTACAGGTGTTCACGGGTATAATTGAAGTAATTGATGTGTCTTTCACGAATGGTGCGCCTATGAACTATAGCGTTACGTTCTATGGTGATGTGAAGAAGGTAACCTCAGCAATGGGTATAGATACTTTGCAGGATCTGAACATGAACTACTTGAATCACACGAGAAACGTAACGAACATAGACAATAGTTGGTCGGGTAATTTGTTTAGCGGTAAAATCTTGTACCCTGTGATAGCATGGGGAAAGCCATTTAGCTACGGCTACAGCCACGCAGACAACATTAGGATAGACAACGGCACAGGAGTAGAGATAGAGCATCTAAGGCCATCTATATTGCTCAAGGAGTTAGTGAACAGGTGCTTTGAGAACTACGGATACACGAGTCAAGGTACTTTTTATACGAATACATATTTTGATGACCTGTATGTAGCACCAAGTGCCTATGCAGGTACGTTGAATGACACGACAACGGCATCTACGTTTTTCGCTACTAAGAGTCAATTGATTGCATTTACCTATGATACGATTTTAGGTACATTGACTGAAACGAGTGATGATTCAAATAGCTTTAATCAGTTCGATGGTAGGTATACTGCACCTGTCAGTGGATCGTATACGTTTAACTTAAGGTTTACGATAGGAGCGTTTACGAATAACTCTTCGCTTAAGCTAAGGGTGTTCAAAAACGGGACACAAGATTACCAAGAGTTTTATGCGCCTTCTGCGGCAGGATATACGAATTTCGTGAGGACGTATGCGCTTAATGCAGGAGACAACATACAAATAAAGTTCATAGCATCGAGTTCGAGTATGACTCTTACAGGTATGGAGTTTGAGTGTTCTTCAGCACCAAGCACTACGAATAATATCAGTATAAACATGAGTGAATTGCTACCTCAGATGAAGGTGGTAGACTTTTTGAGTCAAGTGGCTAAGACGTTTAACCTGGTCTTTGTACGATACGATGATACACGAATAGATATAGAGCCATATCAGACATGGTTAGCGAGTGGAAGCATAGTGGATTACACTGAGTATGTGGACATTGGAAGCATCGTGCATAAGAAGCAAAAAGTGCCAAGCAGTGTCTCGTATAGCCACAAGGCTTCAGAAGATTTCGTGAATGTAGCATACAGGAACAACGCAGATAGAGATTTTGGTAGTGTATTTAGTGAGTTGGCGGTGGACTTCGGAACAGGGGAGCTTAAAGTAGAAAGTCCGTTTACGATAGTGCCACCTGCCATACTAAACAAGCAGAATTCAAGTGGTGTAGTTACAGGCCCTTCATCGATACAGCTTGTGCAAATGATTGATAGCGAGAACACGCCTATAAAAGCAGACTTCTTGTTGTTCTATTATGTAGGAGAGAAAACCACATCGGATTTATGGAAGTTTGAGTCAACTTCTCAGACTAAGTTCCCTGTGATTGCTCCATACAGCCAACATCCTACCAATGGATCAAGCAAGAGCGTAGCATTCAGTTTAGAGAGTAGCTTACAGGGCAATTCGCCATCGAATACGCTACTACAAACGTTTTGGTTAAGCTACTTGTCAAGAATATACAGCCCTCAAAGCAGGGTTATTGAGATAAAGGCCACTTTACCTGTAGGTGAGTGGATTGATTTAAAGATGAATCAGACAATCCTGTTTCATGGAAGGTATTTCAAGATAGAGAAGCTGACGTATGATCTAACGACCAACGTAGCTAAGTTGTCTTTGTTCAGTTACCCCGATGTTACGGTATGGTCGGCAGTAAGTACAGGGAATTCATGGAATGTAACACCTGTAGCGGCCACGTCAAGCTATATAGGTCAAGGATCGCAGAGTAACACGTTAGGAAATGTAACACCGATCAGTGGTAGTACGAGTACCGACCTACCGAACGTGTCACCTGTGTTAGATGTAGGATCAGATAATACAGCAACACCATGATAGGAAAAGTGATTGAATTACTGCACTCGGATGAGTGGCACGGAGTAAGTGAGAACGTCGAAATTGCTAAAGGAAAGCACGAGCGAGTAACGACATGGAAAGGATTTTGGACAACATTAAAAAGGATGAGAAATGTCAGAAAAGCTAATAGTTGAGCTGATCACTGAGACGAAAAAAGCTCAGAAAGACTTAGAGGATACAAATGCTCAGATTAAAGAGATAAAGGATCAGTTAGGCAAAGTAGGTAAAAGCGGTGAAGAGTCAGTAAGCGGTATTAAGAAGCTCGGTAAGGGCATATCGGGTATTGGGTTAGCGATAAAGGCCGCAGGAATAGGTATTTTGCTACAAGGATTGACCTTTTTGAAGGACTTGTTGATGCAGAATCAGACCGTTGTAGATGCGTTTAGCACAGCGTTCAATTTCCTATCAGTCATATTTGCTGAAGTGTCAGATGCTATCAAAAGTGTATACGAGAATGTATCGCAGAGCACTGAGAACTTCGATGCAATGGGTAGAGTGATAAAAAACGTGATGACGATTTCCATTACGCCAATGTTACTTGCGTTCCAAGCCATAAAAGGAGCTTTGTTAGGGGCACAATTAGCTTGGGAGCAATCCTTCTTTGGAGGAAAAGATCCCGAGACAATAGAGGATCTCAAGACTCAATTAGCAGAGGTTGGAGAAAAGATGGTCGATATAGGATCTGATGCTATCAAAGCAGGAGCAGGTATCGTAGAAGATTTTGGAGAAGCCATAGGAGAAGTAGGTGCTATAGGTACACAAATCGTAGAGGAAGTAGGCAAGATTAGTGTAAAATCGGCTCTTGAAACAGCCAAA